ACCCGGGAACTCATGTGTTAACTGGTTATCATGTGTACGACCAGGATTACCAATCTCAGTTCAAACAGGCAGTAATGCAAGTATTAGAAAGCCAATAAAATTGACTTTTGCCATAACTTTGTTATAATAAACTATGACTGATAAACTAAGCATTGCTAACGAGATGAAAATGTTTGACCACAAGGTTAGAGATTTCTACGACGAGTTAACAGATGACGAACGCAAGAAGTTTGCCCCGTTTCTCATGATACGATGGGGATCGGCGGTAGAAGGTTCGAGAGATCTACAAGAGTTCTATGTTATTTCTACCAACGAGAGATTGAACAAAAACTTCTTTAACATTAACTCGACTCGACATCGTAAACTACACTGGCTAATGGCCACAACCGTGAGTCCAGGACTGGGCTCAATGAGACATAACTGGATTGCTCCCAAGAAAAAAGAAGCAGGTGCAGGTAGCATAAAAAAACAGTTAGCAGAGCTGTTTCCGCACTACAAGTCAGACGAGATAGACGTCATGGCAGCAATAACAACCAAAAAAGAACTTGATCAATATATTAGAGCACATGGCCGAGACAACAAGTAAGTTTACATGTGAGTTTTGCAAAAAAGATTTTGCAAGAGAAAGCTCTATTGCAGTACACATGTGCGAGCCCAAACGCAGGCGTATGGAACAAAGCGAGCGTGGTGTACAACTGGGATTCCAGGCCTATATCAAGTTCTATGAAATGGCGCAAGGATCTGCAAAGCTAAAGACCTTTGAGGACTTTTGTGACAGCCCTTATTATCGAGCATTTGTAAAGTTTGGTCGCTATTGTGTAAACACCCGAGCTATCAACCCTGCACAGTTTATGACCTGGTTACTCAAAAACAACAAGAAGATTGATCATTGGTGCAGTGATAAAATCTACACAGAATACTTGTTGTTTTATTTGAAGGTAGAAGCTGTGGCAGATGCCTTGGCCCGTGCAGTAGAGTACAGTATTGACTGGAGTGAGAAGACCACGCATCCAGCACACGACTGTTTAAGGTATGGCAATGCTAATGCGTTATGTCATGCTGTGACAACAGGACGCATCTCACCCTGGGTAATCTACAACTCAGCGTCAGGCCAAGAGTTCTTGAACACACTAGATACCTCACAGATCACAATGATATGGCCATACATTGATTCAGATGCTTGGCAAAAGAAATTCCATGACTACTCAGCAGACCAAGAATATGCCAAGGAAATACTAAAACAAGCAGGATGGTAACATGATTCAAATTGACTTTCAGGGCGGAGCACACGGCAACTATCTTGAATTTGTGTGTAATACCATGTGCGGCATCACAGGCAATGTCTTGCCGTTTAACTCCGTAGGCGCTGCACACTCAAAACAATATATTGATAAAAAAGTTTTTTATGCAGATCATTACTCGTATCAGGAAAAGGATCTTGGAGAAAAAGTTGTCAGCATTCAAATAACCAACAATGACTTGCTGCCGTTGTCGCAGATCAGTTTGTTGCGAGCTGGTGATTATGGGTATGATAACAACGACCTTGAAGTTGATACTTACAACAAACTCAACAACTCAGATTATCGTTGGGCGCTGGATAAACTCATTGATGGATTTTTCAAAGATCAAATACAACAAAGTTATAACAATATACGAGATCCTAGTTGGCCTGAGATCAAATCAATCGACGAATATAATGCATTGCCTGCAAACATCCAACACGAATGCAAGATTGTACACAAGTTAGAACTGCTTGAACTAACCGAAAATCGCCCCAATTGCCCAAGATCGGTGCTGAGAGAATTCTTTCAGATAGGGTTCGAACATCCGGACCAACAGGGATTTATGCATCGCCAAAGCACTATGATTGATTATGGCACACGATCAGTGTGTGTATTTCCTTTTGAGTGTTTCTACAACATTGATCAGTTTGTGCACCAACTCAAACGCATTGCATCTTGGGCAGGAATACAGTATAATCAGCATGATAGGATTGTGGAAATGCATGAAGAGTTTTTAAAACGGCAACCATATGCACATAGTAAAACTAGATGTGATGCTATGGTGCAAAACATAATACAAAATCAACCAGCTGATGATGCTAGAGATTTACTAGAAGAAGCGTATATAAACGCACAACTAAAAAAGTACGGACATGAGTGCAGATATTGACATTGACTTTGCTGACAGAGATCTTGTGCTGAAGTTGATTCAGCACACACCTGCACGGCAAGAGATTCAAGGTCAAGTGCGCCGACACAACTCGGGTGTGTATGTTACAGACATTCCACATGATCCCATAAATGGGTGTGCAGCCATAGACTACGAACAAGCAGAACAGCGTGGCTATTTCAAGATAGACTTCTTGAATATGAATGTGTACAAGTTGGTGCAAGGTCCCAAACATTATCAAGAGATGTTGGCAGCAACACCACCTTGGGATAGATTATGGCAAGATACCAACTGGTCCAAGCAGTTGGTTCACGTGGGAAATTACACAGACTTGTTGAAGAACATGCGCCCATCAACTATACCACAGATGGCAGCGTTTATCAGTATCATTAGACCAGGCAAAGCTCACTTGCAGAATCAGCCCTGGGCGGATGTGTTTGCTACAGTATGGGACGGCGACGACTCACAAGGATACACGTTTAAAAAGTCACATGCTGTAAGTTATGCAGCCTTGGTCGCATTACACATGAATTTAATTAACAATCATTGACCGATCCCAGTGTGTTCCAAATGCATCAACAGACTCGGGTGCATTGATAAATGGAAGCATGGCATTCCAATAGTCATGTGCTCTTTTTTGTGCTGTAGTTCCTAGCATCTTGCATAGATAATGGCTACCACCTGGTTTGAAAAGTTCTGCATAGTCAAGGTCAATTGGCAGTAGAGGTGCCAACTTTTTATAAAACATCAAGTAATTTAGTTGACTGTTATCCGGTAATTGTTGATCACTTATTGCTATTTCAATTTTATTGTTGATATATTCAATAGCGTAGTTGTTGGTTACAAATTCTGAAGTATCAAATAGATTCCCAACATATTCAATTTTATGTTGTCGAAAATGGTTGTTGTATTCCATGCCAACACACAAATGTACTTTGACCAATCGATCCCAATGATATTGTTCCATGTCTGCACGGCTCAAATCAATCCCAGCTATTGTTAAGATTCCTGAATCAACTAATTTGGCTAATCTGTTTATGTTGCTATCACTAGTACTAATATCATTGTCGATGTGACACGATATTGCTAACGTACGATTAACAGTTGGATCGATGATTAAGTCACCACAATCAATACTATCAAGTAATAAAGAGACCGACCATTGAGCAGTGTTAATCCTACTGTATCCTATCAATGGATCAATGATCCACGGAGTTCTCACACTCCCGTTGCACAGGCCAAGCCACCCACAAACAAAGTCTTTTCTTGCTCCTGCACTACCAGCAGTTATTATAATTTTAGAAACTCTTAAATTATCACACGTACTCATGTTAATCTAATTTTCTGACCAATGTTATGCTTTTTCTCTTGATTTTCTTGCGAGCAATGTCCAACAGGCTGCATGCAGGCCCGTGTATGATTTCTAAATCTTTGTTGACAAATGTTCGTAGAGTGTAGCGGAATTTGTCCCAATCTCCTCGCAGGAATATGTTTATAGGTACACTACGGTTGCTTTCCCACCACCAGGTAGTAGCTAGCTCTAAAAACTGCAGTTTATCCTCTTGTAGTAACACACTACCAAAGTCGTAGATAGTTGTAACAGCGTCGTCTCTGTTTTGTACCACTCCAACATACTCGGTGTTGGCATAAACGCAAAGCGTAACAAACGGATACTTTTCCGTGAGTTTTTCAAAAATATTGTTACCCATAAATACTTGTCGAGGATCCTATGTATTCAACCACTGCTTACTTATATCAGCAAATTACCAGAGTATTATTGATTGACACCAGTGGTGGCTATTTCACAGCGAGGTACGACCCAGTGTACGCAAAACAATTAACCGTTAACAAAGGTGTAGATAATGTTCTACTCTTTGAATTTATCAACCAAGATCAGAAGCCTGTAAACGTCACAGGCAGCACATTTGTGTTTCGTATGATCAGTCAAAATGGCGATGAATTACTGCTCAGTAAAGAGATGGAAATACTCAGTGCCGCAACTGGCAGAGTCAAAGTAGTGCTAACAGGCGAGGACACTATTGATTTGATAGCACAGCCTGCCAGCTACAGTATTCAACGCACATCGGGCAACTATGTTCAAGCTGTGTACACAGATGCAAACTCACAAGCACGAGCAGACTGCAACATCGTAGACTCAGTGTTGCCGCA